TTAAGCCACGCGTCCCATGAACAGTGCCCGCCGCGCGCCCGCGGGCAGCGGCGCCGGCGCAGCCATCAGGCAGAACTGGTCCAGCGCGAATAACACTACGGAATTCACTTTCTCCGCCAGCGAAAGTTGCGCCTCTTTCAGCCACGGCGTTGTGTAGCCCGTAATCCCCACCAGGTGCGCGCTCTGGTTGCGCGGAAACGACATCTGTAGCGGCAGCACAATCGAGCCGTGCGCCTGGTTCAGGTTCCGGCTGCCCGTGAATGTAAAATTCTCCGTCTTGAAACAGCTCAAGGTCGAGGGATTCCAGCTCCCCGGCAGATTCACCGCCGTGTCCAGCGGCGAATCGTTTGTGTCCGGCGGGTACAGCACTTCAAATTGCGCCGCGGGATACGTCGCCCGCACAAATGCCATGATCGTCGTCGTAAATGTGCCGATCAAGCCCGATAGAAACGCCGTCTCGTTCGGATACTCGGCCGCCGTTACATTCGTCGACGTGAATACCGTGAGTGCGGCGCCGTATAATGCCTCGAACGTACTCGTCGTGTAGGCGTCGTAATACGGCATGCCCGATCCATCGTCAGGAAAGTACCACCATTGCACTTCGCCGAATTGTAAGTACGGCGTCTGCCCCGCTTCCACCATTAACGTCGCCAGGTCCAGGTACGCTTGCTGCCAGAACGCCGTGCTGGTCGGCGAAAAGTTCGTTTGTAGTGCAGGAGTATTCAGCAGCACCGGGTTCCCGCTTGGATACCGCTGTGCAATACCCGCCGTCACCGTGGGATTGCCATTCCCCAGTTCCATGCTGAATGCCCCGGTCGCCTCGATTCCGTATCCCGCGAGCGCCGTGAAAAATGCCCGGCTCCAGTCCCGCGCCGCTCGGTTCATACGCGGCACCACCGTTAGGTCCGTGTACCATTCGCCGTCAGTCCCGCCCGCGAACCGGTATACACCGCCCCCGATCGCTGTCCCGCTCACCGGTACCGTGAGTGTCGGCATGGCTGAGCTCGCCGATAGCGTCACATCGTTTCCCGCCGCCCCAATGGCCCGCGAGTAGATCGTCAGCACGTTGCCCGTCGCCTGTGCCCAGATCGCGGTCGAGCCGTTATTAATCAGTAGCGCGAATGCCGTCGCGATACTATCGGTCGTGTCGCCAAACAACGTCAGGTGCTCGATCACCGTCGGCGAGGATGTCGACCCATACGTGCCGATGCTCACGCTCGTAAACGCGCCCGGCAGGCTGGGTTCCGGCGTTCCCGTGAACGTCACTGTCCCCGACGCGTACGTGTATCCTTGCGGAGTCAGTTCGTAATGCCAGAGTGCGCCCGCGTAATGGTTCGCCCGGCCCGTAAATCCGAGCGCCTGGATCATCCACGCGGTCCTCTCCGCCGCCAGCGCCTGCGAATGCTCCGTGTCCCAATCCGTCGCCAGCGTCAGGCTGGTGTTCCCCGCAAGCACCGGCGCCGTGCTCGCCGGCACGGCCATTTCCAGAAAATCGAAGTAGAATGCGTTGCCGTCCACGTTCGTCGCCGTTACCGTATGCGGGGTGAGTCCTGAAAACGTACCCAGCAGAAGGCGCACCAGCACGTCCTCGCCCACCAGCACTAGGTTGAGACTCGCCGGCGTCCCGCCATCCACCACCACCGTCACCTGTGCGCCGCTCGACGCTTTCCGCGTCCCGAGATAAAGTTGATGCGTCTGCGGTGCGCGGTAGGTGTATGTGAGGAAATCGCCCGCGGTCGTTGAGCAGTGTATGGTTCCACCTGAAAAATTTCCTGTGCCGATCTGCGGAATGCTCGTTCCCGTCGCCGCGTTCCACGTTCCCGTATAGACGATGCCCGGCGCCACATCTTCCACGCGGCAGCTTCCCGGCCCCGCTACGTTGTAAGTCAGGTTGGTTCCGGTTACACTCCAGTTAGTAACCGCAACTTGAAACTCGGTTCTCGCAAAGCTCCCCGCTTGTAAGTCAGCCGCGTAAGTCCAGCGCATCTTACGTACTGCATTCGTAGGAATCGGGTCTACGTCCGTCGGGTTTTGCCGTAGGTTCGAAAAATCCAGAGTGACCTGCCACTGCGTAGGCGAAATCCCGCCGCTCAGTTGTTGATAACTTGGCGACCAGCTTTCGGTATTCGCGCCGGCCACATTTCCATACACGCCGATGCGGTTTCCGTTCGCCCCTGATGCCGAGATGCACGTCAAAGTCACCGTCGCGCCGCTCTGCGTGGCCTGCAGCGTCGTGGAGGAGGCGATCTGCCCGGCAATCGCCGCCACTACATCGTCCAAACCGTCACCTGCTTCCGTGATGTACGTGTAGTGTTCGTCAAACCATGCGAGCTCCACGTAATCGCCCGCCGTCACCGTGCCTCCCAGCGTGAAAGTAGCGGTGGCGGGCACATAACTTCCAGCGATCGCCGTGGCCAGGGGAAATAGAGGAATCTTATACGGATAATCGGCCGGCGTAGCGTCCGTCCAAATCCGCAGCGTCGGCCAATCTATAGTCGGGAATAAGTTGGAGTCAATGGGGATGCAGTTCTGCCGCGTCTCATCGTAAGTGAGCGTTACTCCACTTAGATCGCCATCAGGCAGGTTGCGGAACAGGGGATGTTCGAAGGTATTGTCGCGGTTCCATTCCAGAACCGTCCAGTCAAACTGCTGCCGCCAGCTTCCCGAGATTGTGAATCCCGTCGAGCTCGTTCCGCTCAACGCCGCGACTGCGGTTGGCGTGAGAAAGTAACACTGTAGGTCGCGGTCCGGTCGCAGCTTCTGCAACGTGTCGGCCATGGCGGCAAGTTATAGGCGGATCACTACCGTCAAGTCCGCCCCCGGGTTCGTTGCTCCTACCATCGTGATGTCCAGGCTCAGTTGAGCGCCCTCCGCCAGCGGCGGCAGCGTCGCGCCATCCACCACATTCGATACCGCCGCGCTGTCGGCGATCGTCAGCGTGCAATACGCTGAGCCGTTCTGGTTGATCTGCAGATTCACCGCTCCACCGGTAGGCGCCTGCCGGATCACCGCGTACACATCGCGGACCGAGTGTGAGTCTTCCACAATAATGTCCGGCGTGGCGCCCGTCTCAATCGCCAGAAACGCATCCACCTGAAACGAAAACTGTCCGCCTGAAAGAGTACGTAGCCCGAAATCCACCAACTGCGTTAGGCAAATCGAGCCTGTCGGGCTGTCCCCGAGTAAGTTCGTAACATACAACTCGGCGCTCGCCACCCGGCAATCCGCCAGCGGTATCGGATAGCTCCAGGTTCCGCTCGCCGGGCTTCCGAAGAAATCCCGCACGAATGGAATGATCACGGTTTTGGTTTGTAAATCGTAAACCGTTGTCCCGCTCGCATGCACCGCCGCCGTGCTGCCATCGGCTCCTCGCGTCAGTTGGTACTGCGTCCCGCCGCTCAATACCGCCGCAACCTGCGCTACCTCCGCTTCCATCTGCACCATCCAACCTGGCTGCGCGCTTCCCGCCGCCGAAAGCGTAATGATCGTATCGGTCGTCCCAATTGCCCCTACGAGCGTCGGCGGCGCCGTCGCCGTAAGTTCCGGCCAATAGTAAAGCGCCAGCGTACCCGCCGTGACCGTGTGGGTATTCGTCAAGTCCGCGAAGCTGACTCCGCTCAACTCCACCGTTCCGCCATTGGTCGGTGAGAGCCCCAGTCCGAACGATGGCGCCGGAGGCACCGCTCCGTCCAGCGCGTCCGCTCCGCCGATTACCCACCGCGTGACCGTGCACAGATCTTGCGGCGTCTCTTCGTTGTTCGCGTTCGCCGCTCTTCCCGTGATATGTATCGTCGCGCCTGTTCGGTTGGGAACCTGGAATTGCACCGGGCTCGCCACCGCGCTCGCCACGGCATGCCAGGCCGATTCTGCGATTACAAAGTAACTCGCTGCATTTGGGACCGTATCCCAATTGGAAGTAAGTTGCAGAGTGGTTATGTCGTTCGATGCTATAGTAAGCTCCTGCCCCGCGCCCGGACCTCGCGTAACCCGCACAAGCATTCCTTGGTACGCATTGGCCACCATTTCTAACTCGGCGTTCCCCACCGAGTTATTCGATTGTATGGTCGCCGGATACTCAGGTTGCATCTCCAGGCGCCAATAAAAGTTCGCATGGTCGAAGTTGGAATCCGGAGGTGGAATCGTTTGCTCGGCCAACCCCGTGTCCGTGAATTGCGTTGCGACCGCCTGGTTCGACGCTACCCGAAATAGCTCGCTGGGGTTTGGTCCGCGATACACATGAAACTGAACTGCGGACGCTGGGAAACTTAGTCCCGCCAGAGTCACGGTGTTCGTGTTCCCCGTCGCCGGAATCTCGGCGCGCACAATGAATGAGAGGTTGCCCTCTTCTCCCGCCCCGTCCACTGAACTTACCGCGTAGTAGAAGTTCGCGCCGCCATCAAGAGTTCCGCCGGTCGTTGCAATAAGTGGGGATAAGCTGACCAGGGGCACTCCCGGGGCCCCGGCCGAAACCTTTGACGGCGCAATGAAAGCCGCGCTTGCTTCCAATATCGTCGTCCCGTCGGCTGCTTGCGTGGCCGTCTCGGTTACTCCAAATTCCACATCGCCGTAGGCGTCCACCACCGTACCAATCAATGGCCTCGGCAATCCGATGTCCGATCCCGGCTGTACTTGCGCCGCCGAGTTGCCGGGTACCTGGCCGTTAGTGTCGTCGTACCAGGCGTCGTCGTGGAGTTGCGCCGTGATCGTCACCATCCGGTAATTCATGTCCGGAGCGATGGTAATCACGCGAAACGGTTGCCGCGTGTATCCTTCTTTCAGATAGGTCAGCGTAATCAGATCGCCAGGCTGAATACCCAGTGCCCTGACGCTTGTTTGGAACTGAACATAAGTATTGCCTGCAATGGATCGGTCCAGAGTGTATTGCAGGATGCGCGCCGCCTGGTCGTAGTTCGGAATTCCCAAGGTCATCAGCGCCGTGGTGATTTCCTGCCCGGTAAGTGCTATGTCATCCGTGTCGTATAACGAAAAACTATCCTGCTGGTAGCCATTTAGAGAGTCCTGAAACTCCACACTCAGCCAGTTTGGCGTGTCCGTGATGTTCCGGGTTGTTACGCTGACGCTCGCGGCTCCATTGCTGGTTCGCGCGATATTGCAAGTTCCATCCGAACCGTCGCTAAACTCATAGCTAGGCCAGCCGCCGTTGCAGACGACCGTGCTGTTACTCCACGCGGGCTTGCTCGGTTGTTGCAAAGCGAGCGTGTTCTCTACGTTGAGTTGCAACAGGCCGCCGTTGCCGTAAGTCAGAAAGAGCCGGCTCCCGTTGCGAATACCCCGTATCAGGTCGCCCGCCGTGCGTCGGTAAGTCAGCGCTAAGTTGCATTGAAATCGTGGAATTGTGATTGTGTTGCCATTCAAGTCCTGCGTTTCGATTTGTTGATCGGCATAGGCTGCGGCCCTCGCAAAGCTAACGACGTCGATCTCGGCTAAACCCCAGCCGCATCGCTGCAATATATCCAACAATATCCACGCGGGATTGCTCGTAAACACCTGTGCCAGATAATTGCCGGTGCCGTCATAAGTAGCGAGTTGCGAACCCTCGATGAGCAACTGGATCGAAGGCAGGTCGCCGCCGTTATTAATCTGGTTCGGAACGACAATCGAAAGCGCAGCCATGCTTCCATACGGGTCGCCTAACGGGTTTCCGCTGCTGTCGGTGAAGTCTAGATTGAACCCGCCGGTGCGTGCGCCTGTGCTAAATAGGTTGAACCACCCCGTCGCCGTCATGTTAGCGCCTGCTTTTCCAGCGGGGATGTTGATCCCGTTAACCACCACGGTGAGTACGTTGCTAATCTGCCCCATTCCGAGCAGCACTTCCATGCGCGTCAAGTTGCCGTCGTTCCGCGCAAAGACTATCTCCGGCGTGTACCAGGCGGTTCCGTATAATAACGGCACGAAATCGTTGTAGCGTGCAACGTTGTCCTGTACTGGCGTCCAGTGACGGCCTTGCTCGTTATAGCTTCGAACCAGAATGGACGATGGAACAAACTCAATGCCTCCGAACCGTTGCGTCGTGTTGAGCGCGTTGTCCTTGGAGAACATTCCACGCGCCTCGCAATCCGCGCGCGTGAAGCCGCACGATGTGTACGGTACTGTACCGAGTAAGTTACCTGTTCCTGCCGATATATCAGGCGAATAGCCGCAGCGGTAGTATCGCGAGTACTGCCCTGCCGATCCGCCGCTTACAGCCTCTTGTCTTTGTGTCAGGGTAGACGGAAACTCCCAGGGGCACCTCCGCTGAATCCGAACCTGCGGCATTAGTACTCGCTGCATGTTCATCCGGTTGATTGCTGTAACTCGAAACGTGGATTCGGTGATTTGATCGGGAGGATTGAATATGCCTTGAAATAGGGCGACAGTCGGCGTCGTGGCGGCCCCATGAACAAGGTCGAAGAACACGAAGCTTACCAGAACCGTTGCGCCCTTGAATCCGCAGTTCTGCTCTATCTCGGAGAAATAGGAGTCCGGGTTAGCCAGGGAGATCGAAATTTTCGGAATCGAGTCGACGCCCTGATCGGACGAGGTTTGCAGTTCGTAAAGATTATACTGTACGACCCGGGCTTGATATAGCGTTCCGGAGATTGTGACGGAATGGGTCGACCAGTGCTCGCTAGTCCCATCTGGAAGCTGACAGTCAAAAAGGAGTAACGGTGTATCGGTTACCGCCTGTTCCTTTACCTGAAATGCGGTACTGGCCATGTCTTAGTGGGCGGTAATCGTAAAATTGCACTGATTCGAATTTGGTGCCGACGTTGTAACCGCCAAGGTGTCGGTGCCGAAGTGTGCATTTGTATATACACCGCCGGCCGAGTAACTTGATTTATATCCTGACGCTGAGGGTTGAGGTTCCAGTTGGAACCCAAATACGTTAACCGTTCGCCCCGCCGGAATTGTGATCCCCACGGTTACCGAGTCTGCTACGGTTTGCGTTTGCCCGCTTAACTGCAGCCTTCTCCAGTTTGCAGCAGTCGAATAGGAGCTCGCGCTCGCAACACCCCCCGCTTCCCGCTGCAGAGTGACATCAAATGCGTTTTCACTCTGTACATAGACGCTCAGGCAATACGTATACCATCCAGGTGTGTTCACCGTTTGTAGAATGGGTAAGTCTGCACTAGTCGGATTGGTAACTTTAGTAGCAGCAGTGTTTCCATTCGGGTCTGAGATTCCTGGCACGAGCTGTAATAAAGTGCTTGCCTGCCACACGGGCTGAGTCAAGTCCTCGCTCCAAGCCAACAGGTTTGCAGCCGGATCAGCGAATGTGAATGGATTCAGCTGTCCCTCGCATGCCGCGAAGAATTGCTGAAGCACATCGATCTCGCTATCCGCCAGGTTTTGAAATGCCAATTGCCACTCAACTAAGGACGCCCCGGAATCCGAGTACCTAATCGAACTTCCATCTGGTAGCAGGCTTACGACCGTTCGCTGCGTACTTCGCTTGGTAATCGGATATTGCCCAATAGCTCCGGACACCAACTGAGGGAAGTAAAGCGCCATTTACGTTCTGTTCTGCACGATTGCCAAGGTGGCCGTGCCCTGCGATTCCGCCGTTAATTGAAAGGCGAACAGTCCCTGCCCAAAACTGCAGCTGGGATATACTGTTTGAGTCCATGGATCCACGAACGAAAAGTCTCCAAACTGGCCTGACTGATTCAGAAAGAACAATTCAAGCGCGCGAGTCTCTGACTCATCGAGTAACGCGAGCTTGATGTCCCATCGTAGGATCGCCGGCGTGTACTGCCTGTATCGTTGGTCGCTGCCGTCCAAGAAGCGCACTACAAAGCTCGAATATTGCGTGCTCTTCGTTGCCGGATACTGGCTGACGGCGCCCGTCTTGAGCGTGGGGAAAGCCGCCGGCATTATAAGCCCCTAATTACATCGTTTATTGAGTGCATGTTTAGCATCGCGTCGCGCACTGCCTGAGCAATATCTTGGCTGTGATCCATGAATGACTGGCTGTCCATAGCCTGAACCTGCACTGTCACCTGCGGTGCCGGCGCCTGGCTCATAGACCTTGGATCGCCTGTCTGGCTGAAGTCTGCGCCCGGCAGTTGTGAGCCGGATCCCGCGGGAGCCGTGGCAGCTTGAAAATTGATGGCGGGCGGCAGGTAAAATGGAGTCAATGGCGCCGGCGCCGCAGATCCTCCGCCGCCGAACAAACTAATGATTCCGGTTAGAATGGGGGAAAGCGATAACACGCCGCCCGTGAGGGTCGATGCAATGCCACTCAGCGTGCTTGCTGTACTGCTCGAGCCGTGTGACTCCGTGTTGGCGCTCAACGCTTGCGTGTTTGCTAACAAAGCTTCCGCTTGCATTTGGCTCGCTGGCGTCAAGTAACCGATACCTTGTGTTAGTTGAGTCAATTGATCGCCGAGAGTGCTTACCGTTTGAGGCAAAATACTAAGTAAGCTGTTAATACCGGAACTCTGGGAAGTAGAACTTGACTGTGTATTATCCTGCGCCACGCTCGTGCTCCAATATAAGTTGTTCTTCGAGTATTAGGAACGCTTCAACCTGCCGGGTATTTAAATCCCAAGGTAGTGCCAGCCGCAGCCGCTTCCAGACCAGAAACTCTTCTATCCAACCGATACTCTGCGCCGTAATCGTGGACTTCGGACATTCATCGCTAGCAGTGTCTTTGCGAGCCCACACGATTTTCGGTGCCGTCTCCAAAGCGGCAGGAACCCAGCCGCAGCGTCGCTTTATCTCTAGCCCTAAATCCCTGCATTCCTCGCACCTCCACCCGGCTGGGTTAGAAACTTGAAAATGGAAGGCGAGAATTAGTTTTTTCTTTCGGCTTCATTCAGGCCGCATTCCGCTTTTATGGCGGCCACCGCCTCACGGAATAAATCCTCCGGGCCGTCCGTGGCCAACAGTTCCGGGGTCGCGGGGACACCATCGACTTCCAGACCAATCAGCTCACGCAGCCCCCACTTCAAGTATTCCCGATCGATTTCGGCCGAAAGCAGAGCGGCATCTAGCTTTTCCTCCGCCGATTTGCCTCCATTTAGAAACTCGCACCTCAGCGCGACCTCACGGATACGCCGCACTAACTCCATCCTTCGCCCAAATGACATTTTGGTGATGACGAAGGCTACGCCCGGTCTAGCTTTGGAGTCGACTCTCGCCGAACTGTCGTAAATCATAATGTTATCCAAATCCTATGACGACTTCATCGTCCACTGTTCCTTGCGCTCTAGAACTTCGAAAGTGCCACTGCAAACGGGCCGCACTATCGTCGTACTCCGGCACCTCCGGCAGCACACTTTGCATGTAAACTCCAAATAGCTGACCAGGTTGCTGACCCAACTGGATCATCGCGGAAATGGGGGATTGCTGTCTCGCCGCCTGGTACAGCGCCTGCGTTGAGGTATCGTCGCGTTCGTATAACTCAAAATCAATCGTCACGCTCCGAGTCCCCGGGGCAAGCGCCAAGGGCAAGCTGGAACCGAACTCCTGCGACCGGGTGTCGAGTGTGTTTCCTATTACTACTTGCGCATTTGTTAGTGTCGCGAATTGGCTCGGTGTGCTGCCCAGCCATATCTGCCCCAAGTTACCTGGCACGATCGAGTAGTCAAAGCTGGCTAGTGGCGGTTCGGCGGGAAACGTCGTCAGTTGGCCGACCCCGCTGGCAAAGCTTGATGTATCGGTCAAATCTTGCGCGATCCCCTCGAACTCGAATTGATGAAAGTCAGCATTGATCTTCACCGTCAACTTATCTATGCCGGCTCCGCAAAGAATTCGTTGCACCGCGGTAGCCGGCGACCAGTAATCAAAGAGGCTGACACTTGGTAAGTCGGTAGTCGGGAAATATGTGACCGTGGGACCGAACTCGGCCCCGCTGGCAGGCGCTGTGGAGAACGGAGCATTTACCACAACGGACAGCGTATTCACTACACCTTGGACAAACCGGAGTTCTCCAAGGTAACTGACCGCCTGACCCGCAATCAGACCGTGCGGGGCGCCGAACTGCAGTGCGCTGGTCGTAGACGCTGTACCGGATGTTCCCCCGGGGAAGAGAAGCGGCGCCGCGCCTAGGGCCGCCTGGAAGAGGGGGTCGTAGTTAGGAGGCGCAGTGGTCGTATCCCACGTTGTAAGATAAGTAGTCAAATCAAAAGTGGTCTTACGGCGTCCGCCCGGTGGCAGGCCCGCAAAGGTTCGGCTCCCCGTTTTGTCTTTTCGAGTTGTAACTTGCAGTTGCTGGGTGGTGGAAAGCTTAACTGCCGGAATGCGGCTTACCGCGGTGATTGCCGGCACCTGGCCGTAGGACGCCTCCGTCGAACAATAGAAGCGATTTGCGTTAGATGAAATATAGACGGACATTCTACACCTTAGTCGATACTGGCGTCGACTGGAAAAGTTACTTTGACGCTCTTTAAGAAATTCCTTCCACCGTGTTTCACAGGTCCAAACGATATCTCGTACTTGCCGCCATAAAACAAGCCTTGGCCCCAGTCGCCGCGCAACTGGTTGAGTGTTTGGGCGACGGACTCTGAATACAATTGTGATGCCCGGTCAATTCCATCGAGCCGGTCTTGGGACACGCGGACGTCGATCACCATTTGTGCATACCCCGAGAAAGTCCGAAACTTTTCTTGTAATGTGTTCGCAATCTTATCGCAGTAAACATAAATAGCCGTATACTTTATGTCTTGACTCTTTTCCGCGATGTCACTTGATACGTTATCCGTAAAAAACTGCTCTGCGAGGACCGGTGGTATCGGAGTATCCGCGGTCGCAGCGTGGGCGGCAATCGTCGCATTCAAGCCACCGGGCGCACTTAGTAGCGTGATGATCGTGGCGGTCGCTGAATCGGCGATGCTGGTCACAGTTTAACCTCGCTGTAAATACCGCGGAATGGGCTTGAAGTAGTTCGGCGCCTGGCCGGTTCCTGGAACGCGACCGGTAATCAGGCCGGTACCCGGCAGGGTCCACGGCGCCCCCATTGGTAATGTGAATTCATTTTGCAATGTGACTGTATCTATGCTGGCGCCGACATATAGGTTCCAGCCGGCCGCGTTCGCTGGAGCGGCAACTGGTGTCACTTCGATGGAACTTTCATTCGGTGCACCAGCGGAGATCACGGGGCTGGGGGCACCTTCTTCGTTTCGTCCGTTTATCCAGGCAACTTGAACGAAGTAGGACGATGCAGGCCGTGAACCAGTAGTCACGGTCACGTGAGGCGACTCCGCGATGGGTACCGGATCCGCCACCATGCCGATTCCTGTCTGCCATAGTAAGCCTGACGCCCACTTATTCAACTCGACATAACTGCCCCATCTCTCCCGGTACCGGTCGTTGAGCTGGTTGTAATAGGCATCTCGATAGATCAGCTCCAGAGTGTGGAAGGCGTGCCACATCTGTAGAGGTTGAGTAACCGCAACATTCGAGAGCTGCAGCGTTGAAGCAGTCAGCACTCCGGGCCACCAAACGGAAGTATTTGGGGACGAAAACGGGGCGCGGGACGACGCCGCAATCAGTTCTGCACCCAATTCGTTTTGAGCTAACGTTAGTTTGCCTGTGGCGTCAATGCCTTCGATATTGGCGATATTCAGGACGGCGGTGTCCTGCGCGGACAATTGATCGAGGGTCGTGATTATTGAATCTGTGAATAGTGCCATCGGAAAGTGCGCGTCGTGCTCTTAGTCCTTCGCTAAACGCGCTGCCCTCTTGAGTTCCGCCGTCGGAACGATTGTGACTTGCATCTTGCTCGCCATAATCTCGTCGTCGGCGGCCCGTTTCGCCTCGGCCGCCTTCTGACGAAAGGCCAACGCTTCATCATCGCTGGCCAAATGAGCCCGCCCGTCGGCGATCATCTTCGCCGCCAGTTGGGCCGCGACTTCAATCAGCAGGCCTTGCTTGCCGCCATCCGGAGTATCGTTGCTTACGACTATGACAAACGGTGTATGCAGCGAGCTTTCTACCTCGCGGATTTTCTGATAGTAGGCTTTTAAATTCATAGTGCTCTCCGGCGATCGAGAAGAGTATTAGGAGTTGACTTGCACGGCAAAGTTATTGCGAAGAGCCGCCACGCCATAGAGCACATCGACGGTAAACTGTTGGGAAAGAGTATCGGGCCGATAACTCATGATGACCCGCATACCGAAGTTTCCCAGGTCGGCGTATTCGGCAATTGCCCCCGTACCGGGCAACGGTTGCGGTAGCCGCCGAATCACCAGGCCAATGGCGTCCCGCACAAATGCAAGATTGTGTGTAGTGATTGGAGAGCTGCCAGTCTTGGCGATAAATTGAGACCGGAAAATGAAGAAGTCCTTGAGTTTTCCGAAGGTACCGTCAATCAGTGCCCGCAGACCGCCTTCTCCGGCCGTCTGAAATTCACTAAACCGGGGTATTTGGCGCATTTGCGAGTAGGTGTTGGAGTCAACTACCAGGTACTTAGGTTGCGCTCCCGGAACCATTGCGGCAAAGAGTTCGGTTTCGGCGCTGTCGATAACAGCTTCTGTGATGGCCGTCCCGGCCGTACCTACGGGTGCGTTCGAGGTAAAGCTTGCATATAACCCCAGAAGGTCGGACTCGATCCGCTCGGCTATGGCAATGACCGCCGGCTGCATATAGACTCGCAGTAAGTCGGGTACCGCGAGTACCTTCGTGACGTCGGGTATCTGAAAAGTAGCCTCAACGTGAGTGTTGAGCACGATTTGAGCATTTCCCAGGTTTGGATTCTGCGGATTTACCGTGCCGCCTTCCGCAATGTTGTTAGCTACCAGCGTCGGCGGAATCGGCACATTGACGGTATCTCCGGCCTGAGCCAAAGTCGGTTCGTAGTCGCGGTTCACCAGGTTACCCATGATGAGATTGCCGACCAGGGCAGGTAAGGCGTCGGCCGCTACGAGTTTGACGATCGCGGTGGCCACGTTAGCAGACGTAATGGATGGCATTAATTTCTCCTGTTATCGATTTGTAAGTCTGAGTCGGTACTTAAGCTCCTCGTAGTGCTTGCGATGCAATGCGCGCGATTTCCTCCCGCGCACGCTCCAGTTCTTCGGAACTCATGCCCGGTCGAATCGAATCGAGATCCACAGAGGCGGAGCCGGCCGTGGCATCTTTCTTAACCGTCGGTAATCCGGATCCGCCGGAAATGCGAGCCGGCAGAAATTCCGGGTTGGAGTTGACGAAACCGGCTAAGTAGTCCTTCATGGTGACATCGCCGCTATCGGTCTTACCCACTAATCGTCCGTCTTCGGTCCGGGCGATGTCGTCTTTTACGGCTTTGAATGCCAGGTCGACTTTTCCGACCCCGAGGCGTTGTAGCTCTGCGCGAATTGCGGATCCTCGTTCGGCTTCTTCCGCTGCCTGACGGCTACGTTTATTTTCTTCAACTAAGTCGTTTACCCGCCGTTCCAGTTGCTCGCGGCGTTTTCGTTCGTCATGCAATTCGGTTTTGTATGCCGGCTCGGCCTTGGCTTGTTGCGCGCGAGTAAATTCCTCAACCACGTGCCGTACCAGGCCGGGAACGTCAACATGTTCGGGCGCCGATGCGGCGTTATCCTTTGGATCGTCCATGGTTCTCCTCTCTCTGGCTCGATGCTCCGATGGAGCGGTCGATTTCGTCCGCGATCTGGTTCTTGACATCCTGCCGCAGGTCACAGAAGTACTTGAACGCGAGTTTCTTGAAGAGTTGGCGCTTGAGTGTGTCGGATTGAATTCCGAGGTCGAGGAGTTTCTTCGCGTCGTCTAGTTCAACGCTAAAATCTCCGATATCAAACTCGTCAAGGCCGGACACATCAATCGTCAGGCCGTCCTGCCGGGCGGCTTCGATGGCGCACAGTACCTGCTTGATAGCTTGCTTGACGGTGTCGCCGAACGCGCGAAGAACTTCCTGCGTGATGCCGAAATCTCTTTGTTTACTCAGCCCGGACTGGCTAGTCAGCGACGAGCTCGTGCCACCGGCCTGCACCATCAGATAGCAGACTCTGTAGATCTCGTCTTTTAAGCGTTCCAGATTGTCGGCGGCGATCTGGAAAACGTGTCCCTCGGGCTCCGTCCAGCCGAACCGATCTTCAGGTCCGAGCTGAATGTAGTAAGACTCGCCTACGATCTGACTCCATTCGCGTTCCGAGTAAATGACGGGAGTGGCGAAGAGGCCCATGGTCAACGCCCAGGAAAGTGCGTTGGACTTATTGAAGTGCTCGAGTTGCAACAAGGCGGCCTTGTTCATGAGCCAAAGGCCTTCCGAGATCCGAAGCTGAAAAACCGGCACGCGCCGCTGTGCCGCGAGGCCGTGGTGGCCTTCGTCAACCAGCTCGACACCGCCGGAACGCCCGGTGGGGTCCAAGACGGAACGGTAAATGCGAAAGGTTTCCCGGTCGTAGTAAATCCAGCGGGTTTCCTTCTTCCACGTTTCGCTTCCGATTTCGGCCTGGCGCAACGAAGAGGTTCGGATGATGATCCATTCAAGCTGGCCGTTCAGGTCGTAGTTCCAATTAATGACTTCGTCGGAACTATACTCGGCGAGGAAGGCGCGTGACTTGCCGACGGCGTCTTCCTGGGCGCGATTCGCGACGGGAACGGTAACGCGGGGAAAGTCCACAACGACATAGCTTGCGCCGGAGACTAACGCCTGGACCAGTTGACGGCGGAAGAACTCGGCGAGCGTGGTTCCTTTTAAATCGCAATCCTCGGCGAAGTCAGCGAAAAAGCGTTT